TATGTTCATAGAGTAACAATTAATCAAGGGGGAACTTTGCAAGATTGTCGAGTTGTAGTAAATCAAGATGGCACTATTTATAATATTTTAAATGTATAATAAGAGGTGAAAAATAAGCTAAATTAACGGAGGGATAACATGGTACTTACACAACCAAGCAATATAACGTTGACATCTGAGCAGATGTTGAAGGTTGATGGGACAATAAAAAAAGCGATTGTGATTGATGCTTTTATAAATCCTGACAACTTGTGGGATACAAAATATTCAGCACTTGATGCAGGGGCAGAAAGTATTGACGAGATGAAGGCGTTCGTATTATGAGAATTAACATCATGCCATTTCAGACGTTTCACACGAATACCTACGGAAAAATTACTCACGATAAAAAGATCGCAGACAGTATTGTTAAAAACTTCCAGAAAAAAGTTACAGGTTATCCGATTCCTTTTCAGGTTTCGCATTCAGAAGCCCAAGGCAAACTTGGAGAAATTACAGGCGCAACAGTTGAAGAGGACGGATTATGGGCGGATATAGAAATAAATGAAAAAGGTGAAAAGATTTTAGGGAGCTCACAGTTCGATTTTGTAAGCCCGGCGTATGCTGAAAAATATAAAGACAAAAAGACCGGTGAAGATGTTGGAGCTACGCTTCTTGAGGTGTCCGTAACAAACAAACCCGGACAACCTAACATGGAGCGGATAAAATTTAATGATGAAAGCGCAGAGGAAATTATCATAAAAAACTACGAAAGGAGCAATAAAATGGACGAAAACAAAGTAATTAAGATGTACGAAGACAAGATCGCGGCCCTTACAAAGCTGTCGGATGAGGTTGGTGTGCAGAATAAAACATTCGAAGATCAGGTGAAGACCTTGACAGATGAAGCAAAAACGAAAGACGATGCTATAAAAACATTGACAGACAAGGTTGGAGCTATCGAAAAAGCAAAGTTTGTTGGTGAAATCGAAGCATGGGCGATAGCATGGGGGACAAAGGGCAAGGCACCGGCGATTGTAAATCAGTTCAAAGACAAGGTGCTGAGCGGTGAAATTAAGAAAGAATTTGCGGATACCGTTCTCAAAGAAATTCCAAGTATTACAAAAGAAGGCACAGAAGAACCTTTAGACGTGAAATTGACTGATAACTATGATAAGATAGCTGAGACATTGGCAGAAATGCAGGGGGCGTGATGTAGATGAACGTACGAACAGAAGAAATAGTTCCTATCATAGTGACAGGGGCTTTGGTTTCAGGGCAAATTTTAGAATTTGACTCGACAAATCATGAATATGTACCGTTGAGCGCTGGCGTGGCTGCAGGAATTTTGCTTGAAGATGTCGATCTGAACCAAGATACAGCAATGGCTTTGGTCGGCTTCGCTGGTGAATACGAAGACGGAGAAGTTACATTTTCAGATGACGCAGATACAGAACTGGACCAGTTGGCAGAACTTAGAGATGCTGGTATATTTGTAATTGAAAGGACTGATACTTAATGGCTACAGCAGCGACTTTAGCATGGCAACTATTGACAAAAGTTTTTGAGACAAGAAAAAGCGAACCATTCTTCTTGTCAAAAGTTTTGGGAGCAATGAAGAATTTCAGCCCTACAGATAAAGTAACTATCAGGAGTGTAACGCATGGCGGTGGGATGGCTGACATAGGGCTCAGAGGAGACCCAGCAAATCATATCAACAGTAACGTCACAATTACCGAAACTGACAGAGAGCCTCCTCAGATATACGAGGTTGATTCTGTGGCAACTGGTCATTTGTCTTATAATTATGATCCGGCAACGATGGCGATTTTGGACAAGTCAAGTGCTGTCATGAGATCATTTAATTACCTTTATGGTAAGAAAGCAGATGAAATGATTCTCAGATATCACAGACGTCTTGAATGGATGTTTTCACAGATTTTGTTTACCGGAGAAATTGCTGTATCAACAGATAAGAGAAGTTTTACACATGACTTCGAAGTTGCTACACCGGCAAATTACACACTCGATTCTTCAGCAGATCCTCTGCAAGACATTGGGGCAGTTTGCGAAGCATATGCGATAGCGAATGGGGTGTATCCTAATCTGATTGTTACAACATCTGCAATTGCAAAAGCAATTCTCGGACATTCAAAAACTGAGAAATGGATAAGCAAGAATACATTTAATTTCGGGAACCTCAAATCTCAGTTCAAAGATCCTACTACGAGATTTATGGGTGCGTTTGGAGAATTTGCCATCCCTGAAATATATGCTTATTCTGGTTCATATGCGAATAACGCTGGAACTGCTGTAGGATATGTACCATCAGGCCAATTGGCAGTGACGAATACAACAATGTGGGAAACGGCTTTTGCGGCGCAGGTTGATTATGATCTTGACCCAAGTGGAACGCCAATTCCAGGTGAAATTGTTGTGAAAGAAAAAGTTGCTTCAGATGGCAAAAGCAAAGACTTGATGTTGACAAGCTATCCGTTGCCTATAATCGAGAACGGGGACGCCGTTAAAATTCTCAACATAACGTTAGGATAAGGTGATGAAGATGAATAAATTTTTAATATTTGTAATGCTGGTTTTTCTCACAATAGCGGCTTTTTCAGTTGAAATTCTTTACACGAACAGTTCAGGCGCAGATATTCTTATCGAGGGTAGATTGATTGCTGATGCAGACACAATTACGTTCGATCATTATGTCTACGATGATAACCTGACCTTTACGTCTGCCACGCCCTCGAGTGTGGCGATGGCGTATGAAGTTGTGTCCGAAACTGATGCAGCCACGACAGTTCTTACATTCACGGAGCTGACAGATGCGAATCTTATAATTGATTATGACGCTTCAAATGTCTCGGATATAACGCTTTATTTCAATGAGATTGACACAACTTCTATAGCCATTGACGTTGATTTCAGCTATGATTTTAACACTGGGCAGGTGTACCGAATATATCTGGTAATGCCTCAGACGTCTTCTTCAGCGACGGACGAAAGTGGAACTGGCGCCACAACTGCTTGGACTTTTGCGAATACGCCAATCGAACCAGGAACTTTTGATTTGACGGTGGATGCCTCGACGGGGTACACAACTGATGACGGTGCAACTGGTGTTATTTCGGGAGTTGGAACTATAACGTATTCAACGGGAGCTCTGGAACTTGCAAGTTCAGCATCAACAATAACAGCGTCATATGACTATTACGACGAATCAAACTACATAGCAACAGTCAAGCGGACATTTTAGGGTCGTGATGGTATGGCAAACGCATACCTCACCGTCTTAGATGTTAAGACTTATATCCCGCCTGACATCCTGAACAGCCTGACAGACAACGATAATGACGGTTCAGCAGATGATACAGTTATACAGCAATATGTTGATGATTCCCTGCCTTATGTGCAGGGAATCAATTCTCTTATAGTTGATGCTGATCTGTTGAGGATTCACTGCATTAATTACGTTCTGATGGAGATTTACAACCGTTTTGGACTTGCAGAAAAAGCAGACTTTTATCGCAAGAAAATGGTTGATGGACTCCGAAGAACTTCCGGGATTGCATCTCAGGCAACAGAAGAAATGTCAACACCGGCCAAGACTGATTATGAGTTTTCGACATTCGATGATGATGAAATGGATCTGTGGTGATATGCAAATTACTTATGCCGTGGATGATCTGGAAGTGAAGGAATTATTGAAAAGGCTTGAAAAAAAAGCTGGTAACATGAAGCCGGCCATGCAGGATATTAGTGTGTACATGAAACATGAAGTTATGGGAAATTTTAAAGCTCAGGGAAGACCCAGAAAGTGGCAACCTTTATCGGCGAAATATGCAAAATTTAAAGCGGAATCAAACGGTGCAGGTAAACCAATATTGGAATTTAACGGAAAATTAAAGCAGTCTATAAATACCAGATATTCGGAAGATAACGCAGCGGCATACACTGGTGTGAAATATGGCGTATATCATCAAACTGGTACAAGTAAGATGCCTGAAAGACCTTTTATGCCTAACAAATCAACACCAAATATGCCGCCTTTTGATACGAAAGGTATTGAAAGAATTAAACAGATCCTTGAGTTGTATATTACGCAAGAGGTGAAGACATGAGAAAAGAAATTGTTGCAGCTATAAAGGCAAAGCTGGTGACAGAACTTAAAATACCAGTCTATACATATCAACCGGCCTATTCTAAGCAACCGGTTAAATTCCCTCATGCGGTTGTTGAGATGGGAAATGAAAGTGCTGACAATTCTTTGAATAATAAAAGTTTGAGGAATATACAAATATTGGTATTGATCGTTAATCAGAGCTACATCAGTTATGGGATTGAAGATGGCCAAGACGAGATATACGATTTGGCTGACAAGTGTGATGATGCACTAAATGGTTATTCGGTTACAGTTTCAGAAAAGAAAATAAGGACAATATTCGATACGACAGACTGGTATAAAGAAACGGACAGCGTAGATACTATTATTTACGCTGTATCAGTTAATTTTAACTGTATAATGACGAGGTGATATAATGTCAAAAAGTGCATCAGCCGGAACATTTGGTTGGACGATAAATGGACTAATAAGGAGTGCAAGTGCGGCTATTGAGGCACAATCTGAAACCAGAAAGGGATTGCCTGCTTTCATAAAAGTGGTTGGAGCTAACAAATTATGGACAGCTGAAACATCAGGAGATGTAACGGACTCAACTGCCATATCATTAGCGCATGATGATAAAGTAGCTTGCAGTATTCTTGCAGATGGAATAACTGTTCTGGGCTTTTTAACATCTTTCAGTTGTTCGGGCTCTTCTAATTCTGTTGTAGAATTTAGAGCAGCATGTGAAGGAAAAAGCACAGGGTCAGGAACGGCAGCGGATCCAGGTGATCCGGTATTCCTGGAAGAGGGGACGATAACAGGCGGAGATGCAACAACATCAGCGGATATTATAGAATTTTCGATTGATTGTTCATGGACTTTGGAGCATACTTTTAGTGAGACAGGAGAACCAACAGTAGACGGCACAAGCTTCAAAAGCTTTGATGGTTCAGCAACTTTTGTAACATCAGAAGCTGGAAGTGACACAACTGGTGCAAGTTCAGACGCAGTTGGTTTTTCGATTGCCGTTGGTGGCTTGACAGTTGCTGGAACTGGAAAAACTACAAAAGTTGAACAGACAGCAGAAGTAGACGGGCTCATCAAGTTCAAAAGAACAGTAACAATAGTAACAATTACATAGGAGTGATGGCATGAAAATATTTCTCAGCCCTGATGATATTGTAGAACAGAAATTGACAGAAGGATTTACCGTAAAAATGAAGCCGGCATCGAAATTAAAAGTGCTGGCTTTTTTTGCAGATCATCCAGAATATATGATAGCCATTACAACGGGTCGTAATCCTTTCAGTGCATTGGTAAAAGGTGAAGGATACAAAAATTTTCTTGTTTTGCTATCTGAATCAATAACAGAATGGACGCTTGACAAAGATCCAACTGTTGAAAATCTTGAAGAAATGAATCCTATGCATATGTTTTTGTTGTTCGGCGCTTTTAACACGGCAAACTTTTTAGGGACTGATGACGCAAATTTTACAGAAGAGATCCAAGAGTCTTAGCTTCTTTAGGAAATGTTGCTGAAGCAGATGATCCGTGGGGTTGGAAAACTCCTTATAAAACAGCTCAGATATTACAAATGTTGAGAGGGTGAGCAAATGGCTAACACAGTAAAAATAACAATACAGGCGATTGATAGAGCTACTGCGACACTTGCCAACATTTCGAAAAAGATGGCAACTATCGGGGCTCTGGGAATCGGGGCCGCCGTTGGTGTCGCAAATCAATGGGCGAGCGTTGAAAAGAAACTTGGAGCGGCTGGCGCAATGGCTGGATGGACTGCTGGAGAATTTGAGAAGATGAAAGCAGTTGCTCTGGATGTTGGAAAAAATACAGCCCTCACATTTGGCGAAGCATCTGATGGCATGTATGCTTTTGCGTCAGCGGGTATTGATGTTACAAAAAATATGGAAGCGTATAATAATATTTTGAATTTGGCGGTAGGCGCATCTGGAGATTTTGCAGAAACAGCAAATGTTGTGACAAGTATTATGACACAATTTGGAATAGTTGCAAAGGATTCAGCGGCGGTTGTTGATGGGTTAGCTTATGCCGTTTCGACTTCAAAAACTGATATGTTGAGTCTCGGAGAAGCTTACAAACAAGTTGGCCCAATTGCTGCTGAATTTGGTCAGAGTATTAATACGGTAAACGCTGGTTTAATAATTCTTGCTCAGCAGGGGTTGAAAGGCGCGGCAGCTGGAACGGCATTTAGAAATGTGCTGTTAAGACTTGCCGCACCGTCAGCGGAAGCTACGAAAACATTTAATGCACTTGGCGTTAGTATTGAAACTCTCAATTCTTCTGTTGATTTTACTGATATTTTGGAAGAACTTGAGAAAGTAAATATGAGTGCTGCTGATGTTAAAGCAATTTTCGGAGAAGAAGCATTGGTGGCGTTTTTGTCATTTAAAAAAGCTGGCGCTGATGCTTTTAGAGGAATCGCAGATGCAGCAGAAAACGCAACCGGAAAAGCCAAGGCAATGGCAGATTACATCAACAAATTGGACTGGGTTACGCTTCAGAACATGATGGAAACTATTACAGGTTTGGCTATGGAATTCGGACCCGCAATTGTAACAGCTTTAAGTAATATGTTTGAACCGTTGAAGAAAGCGATTGATGGATTTGAAACTTTTGAGGGGCAAGTAAAAGCAGTTCAAACAGTGTTAGCGTCATTTGCAGGTTTGGCATTTCTTGGGTTTTTAGGTTCAGCAGCTTCAGCGGTTCTTGTATTGACAAAAGCTGTTATAGGCCTTACTGCTGCCATGATTGGCTTTGCTGTTGCGGCTGGGCCGGTCACTTGGATACTCATAGCAATAGCGGCGGCCGCAAATGCACTCGGATTAGCAATTGCGAATGATCTGCCTGATGATCCTTTCGATTCTTTCAGTGGCTCATCAGAGGCACTTGAAAAGGTAAATGCTTCACTTAAAAAACTTAATGGCATTGTGCCTAAAACTAAAGAATATATGGAAGATTTGGCTAAATCCTATGCGGAAGCTAATGATATGTCAGAAACTGCAGCACTTAATTTAGTTGTGAGTGGAACGGTTGAACCTGATTTTGTGGTAGACTTTGACAGCGCAAATGAGACAAAAACAGAACTTATTCAGAGTTATAATTTGTGGACTGCTGAGGTTAAAAAAGAATTTGGATTACAAGGAAATGCAGTTATTAATCTGGAAGCTTTGGCGGAAAACGAAGAGGCTTTTACAGGAAAAATGGAAAACGTATCAGCAGCAGTTTCAGAGGCAATGTCTAAAATCGCAAAAGATACAAAAGAAGCAGCTGATATTGTCAAGGTGGAAACAAAAAGTGTGAAACAGGCAATTGATGAAATGTTCAGCATACAAGATTCAGAAGGTGGACCTATTGATGGCCCATTTTCGAGTTTGAAAGAAAGCATGGAAAAAGATATTAAATCTATTCAACTATTTTTGGAAACAGATGCTTTTGATGTTAATAAATACGGGATAGACATTAAAGGAATGGGTGCTAAACTTAACGGTATTTTTACTGACGAATTTAAAGCGGATGCTGTTAAAAATGCGTTAAAAACCTCCATTGCAAGTCTGGCTCAGACTATTGTAGAAAGCGGTTCAGAAATTCCAGACAATCTTGACGTTCTTGGTAATGAGATAGATGAGAAATGGTGGGATATCACAAAAGGTGGTTTACTCGGTGAAGGCGTTGATATGACAAAGGCCGTCGATGATGTAAAGCAAGGCGCAAATAAAATTAAGGTAGATCTTAATAACCTACAAGATCTTACAAGACGAAATCTCACAACACCTGAGATTCGTGTAGTTGGTTCAAACATCACAAAGCACAAAGTTGAGGTTATCTTGAATTTGAATAAAGAAGAATTCCTCAAACAATGGAATAAACTGGGATTTAATATGACAAGCGGACTTGAAAACAGTCTGTTGTACGGGTGAGTTGTTATGACAATAGATACTGAAAATATTGGATCAAAGATTAGAAGGATAGCAATAGCAACCAGGCTGGATATGAGTCCCTGCGATATTGCAGTTGAAGCAGTTGAGGTAACACCACAGTCAGCCGTTGGGGAGGTCTTGACGGTTGATGATATTTCGGCTGTCATTATATCAATAGAAAAACGGTGGTACGCAGGGAATACTTCTGGGACGTTGTATTATACAACTTATAGAGCATCAAATGAGCCTCGACTCTGGGCCGAAGAATATAGTTATCATTTCTTCGAGTATGATGGAAAAACTATCAATGAAATTATTGCGGAAATTAACGAAAAACTCGGTGCCTGGAGCATTGAAACTATTGCCGGAGAATATTCCATTAGGCAGTATGATAATGACGCTTCGCTCACGAATGTTATTAAAGATGTTGCCGAAATGGTTGGATGTATAGCAG